ATATACTGAAACCGTAACGACTTCTAGAGAAAACGGAACTACATTCTTTTCACAACAATTAGTACTAAACTTAAAGAAGTTAACAAATGAAATGAGCACTCAATTAAAATTGATGGCTTATGGCAGACCTCAAGTTATCGTTTACACGAACAACGGAGATGCATTTGTAGGTGGATTAAAGTTAGGTATGGATGTAACCGCAGGAACTCTTCAAACAGGTGGAGCATTAGGTGACCTTTATGGTTATTCTATTACTTTAACTGGTATGGAACAATTCCCAGCAACATGGATTTCTGGTAGTACAACTACTACTGCAATTCCAACGGCTGTGTTGAATGGTGGAACTATCGTGTATAACTAATTAGTATATCACTAAAAATATTAAACCCTTACAGAGATGTAGGGGTTTTTTTATTTAACTATTATTAGATAATAAGTTGTTATTATTACATAAAGACAAGATAATGCTAGGATATCATATATCTCAATCAAACGAATACACATTTAGAACTGAACCAACTGCAAGTAATCAATTTACAATGTCATTACAAAATATGACTACATTGGAAAATACGACTGCAAGTTTGTCTGGTATAACCTTTTCAGGATATGAAAGTTATATTGGATTTACTGCAAGTATTAGTGGAGCAGCAGTAGGTGAAGAATATAGAGCATTCTTAATCAATTCAGGCAGCACATCGGCAATATGGCATGGTTCATTCCAAGTCTATATGAGTGGGTCAGCTCCTAAATCATCTTACGAAAATCAAAATACACAATATATCTCTCACGTAAGCGAGAACAGATACATCATAATGGATTAATATGAGAAAACAACAAAACTTTGCAGTAGTTAATGTAAACACAAATCAGCTTCCTATCATACATGAGGATACTAAAACTCGTTACCAATGGGTTCCATTCGGTGTATTTGGACAAGATGATTTCTTTGATAGTGTAACATCCGCATTCAATGTAAGTCCTACAACTTCTGCATGTGTGGAAGGAATAGCTGACTTAATTTATGGTAAAGGATTATATTCTAAAAACCAAGCATTCAATGATACATTACAAAAGTTAATTCCACAGGAAGAAACTAAAAGAGTATCATATGATTTAAAGTTGTTTGGTAATGCAGCATATCAAGTGTTTTGGAATGATGACCATACACAAATTAAAAAATTGTATCATATACCAATTCAAACTATTCGTGCAGAGAAGTTAGGTAACGAACCAAAGGTACAAAACTATTTCTATTGCACAGATTGGAATGACCAAAGAAAGATTAAAGATAAAAAGAAGATACCTTCATTTGGTACCAGTAATGAGAAGATGGAAATACTTTACATAAAGAATTATTTCCCTGGATTATACTATTATTCTCTGCCAGATTGGGTTAGTGCTATGCAATACTCCATTTCTGAGGGTGAAATATCCAATTTACACCTTAATAATATAACTAATGGTTTCTTACCTGCGGTGATGATTAACTTCAATAATGGAGTTCCTGCACCCGAAGAAAGAGAAACTATTGAAGATTTAATTCAGGCTAAGTTTACAGGTACAGATAACGCAGGTAGATTTATGTTATCATTTAACGATGACCCTTTAACTAAACCTACAATTGATGTAATTAATATTGAAAACTTACATGAGAAGTATGAATATGTTGCAGACCATACACAAGACCAAATCTTAGTAGCACATAGAGTAACTAGTCCTTTATTATTTGGTATTACAACTAAGAACAAAGGATTTAGTTCTAATTCAGAAGAAATGAAAACTGCATTTAGTATTATGCAAACTATGACAATTAGTCCATTCCAAAATCTTATCTTAAATACATTAGATATGGCATTGAGTGATGGTGGATTTGAAGATACTGAATTATATTTTGAACAATTAACTCCATTAGTAATTCTTTCTCAAACTGCAGAAGATACTGGTAAATCAGTTGGACAAGTAGAAGATGAAACTAATAAGTCAATGGAAAATCCTGCAACACAGGAAAACCCAGGTGACCAAACTACAACTGATGCTACATTAGAAGAAGTTCCACACATCAATACTAAATCACCATTCTTTAAAAAACAATACGAAGTATATAATACATAACATATGGCATACGCATTATTCATAACAAGAAACGATATTATAAAGAACACTCCATTGCAAGGTGCAATTGACGCTGATGCTTTATTACCATTCGTAAGAACTGCACAAGACAAATACTTAAAGAACTTATTAGGTACAGTTTTGTTTGCATACATACAGGCAAAAATAGTAGACCAAACATATGATACTCTTTCTGTATATTATCAGGATTTATTAAGTGACCATATTAAGAATACTTTAATTTGGTATTCAGCAGTAGAATATATTCCATTTAGTTCAGTTCAATTTAAATCTAACGGAGCAGTTAAACAACAAAGTGAACAAGGTATAGCACCTTCTAAATCTGAAGTTGATTATTTGAAAAGTCAAGCACAAACAAATGCTGACTATTATGCATTAAGATTACAAAACTATCTAATTGCATACTCTAATCAAATTCCACAATTCTTACAATCAGTTGGTAATCAAACACAGATTTATCCTGATATGACAAATCAATATTTTGGAGGAATTCAATTATAAAATATGGCTAACAATATAGTTCAAAATACAGGTACTAATTATACTCTTTATTATAATGTCTTGAATTATTTCAAAACCATTATGAATAATCACCCAACTATTGCACAAGTATCACAAGGTGAGATTGTTACAATAGATGATATTCAATTTCCATTTTATCCAATTGGTAATGTATTAATTACTAATTGTGTATTTGGCACATCAATAACAGAATTAACTGTACAATTGATTGTTGCTGACAAAATTAAAAACAGAGACAATGAGTCCGAAGGAGAAAGAAACAGGCAGATTGTTCCTTTTTATGGTGTGGACGATATGGTTGATATACACGCTAACACACTTGCCGTTTTAAATGATTTGATATCATATACACAAAGAGGTGTGCAAGGATTTGAAATAAATGAAGATGTAACATGTACACCTTTTGCAGATAGATTTAATAATGGATTAGCAGGATGGCAAGCAGAGTTTACATTAACAACACACAACGACAAAAATCGTTGTCTATTTGAATTATATCCATAATGGCAACCTTATTAGAAGTAGCAGGTAAATTAGGTAGTTTAGTTGCTCAAAGAGCACCTAGGAAAACTGGTAATCTACAAAGAGAATTAAGACAACAAAATACAGGTCGTAATATTTTAAAAGGTAGAAATTCTGCTCAAGCTGAAAGAGATATTGTAGAAGCATTAAAGAACGGAACATTTACTTTTGAATTCAGTATTGATATTGCACCACCTGGAGCAGAATATGGACAATGGTGGAATGAACCAACTCTTGCAAAGAATATTAAAAATGGTAGAACAAAAAATATACCAGAAGGAATAAACTTTGCACAAAAGGCATATGACTCGGCTGAATTCCAATCTATTTTAGACATTTATATGAATGATTTAGGTGAAAAGGTTGCAAAATCTGTTGCAGCAAACATTGCAAGAGAATTGGATATGTCTTAGTATCACATACTTTTTCTAAAATGTTGGTTATATAATAAAAAAGAAATGTCTTTATCTCTTTTACAAACACCAGCTTCTTGTTCGTTGGCACAATCACCAATTGTATTTTCAATTTATGAAAGTACTAATGTAAAAACATCTGGGTCTTTCCAGTATGTAATGGATTTATATTATTGGCAAGGTGCAACAACTAATTCATCTTCTGTTGCAGATTATACATTAGCAAAATTTCCAAATAATCAAGGAGCAGGCTTATTTGAAGTAAGTAGAATTATTAATTCAACACTTAATCAATTAGCAATTCAATATACATCATCAGTTGAATACTTTGCTGGTGATTTTTACTGGCAATATAAAGCCGGTAGTTCATATGTGACAGGCTCTCATCTTCGTACACCTACATTTAAAGCATTAGATGGTTATGGTATATTTCAAGAAGCTATTGGTGCACAAATCAACACACTAACTCCATACTGGCCTTTAATGACCGATGGCCCTGCAACTCAATCTGCATTTATAGAAAATACAGGCAATGCTGCAGTATATGTAGGTAATGTTGGTACAACTCAACCAACTAAAATAACTTATGTATCTAATTTAGGAACTGCTGATTATACCATAACAGGTAGTACTGCAACAACAGGACAAATTATACAATATCCAATCGGCCCATCTCAAAGTGGTTTTCCTTTATCTACTACTAATTTACAATGGTATTCAATTAGACCTTATAACGGAGCAAGTGCATTAGGTAACCCAATTTATTATAATATTGAAAATATACAAAAATATCCAAATGTAAGAATTAAATGGAAGAATAGATTTGGACAATTTGATTACTTTAACTTTTATATGGTTAATAGACAATCATTCAGCACAGAAAAAAGAACATATCAACCACAATTAGGAACATGGGAAGCATCTACATTATCATATAACAGATACGATAGTTCTACTCTTAATTATGTTGCAGACTCTAAACAGGCAATATCAGTAAATACATTTTGGATTTCAGAAGATTATAATGATTTATTAAAACAATTATTAGTAAGTGCTGAAATCTATTGGGTATATGATGAAGCAAATGATTTGGTAAGACCATTGACAATAGCTTCACAAAATATAACATTTAAAACAGGTGTAGTTGATAAATTGATACAATATGCATTTGACTTTAACTTTGGACAAGCGTATAAATTAATAATATAATGGGTGTAATAAGTTTACAAGGATTTGCTTTTAGATTATTAGCAGGAGACAATGACCAACAATTAGACCTATTCAGAGACGAAGATATTAAGTTATCTAATAATGTAACGGGAATATTTGATATTGGAACTTTACCTGCTGAGTTTACTCGTCAATTAACTTTGCCTGGTACAAAAGTAAATAATGCTTTCTTTGAGCATGTGTATGACATTTCAATATACAATCCATTTCTATTTGCAACGAATGTTAAAGTTCCTTGTAGATTTGATTTTGGTTCTTTCTATTTAGTTAATGGATATATGCAATTAAACAAAGTAAATGTAATTGCAAATAAATTTATTGACTCATATGAAGTTACTCTATTCGGTTCACTATCTTCATTTGGTAGAGATATCAATAGAGCATTCTTAACTGATTTAACTTCTTTATCAGCTTACAACCATACTTCATCTTATGCAAATATAGCACAAAGTTGGAATACAGGTAGTGGTTTATTTAATCACGATATAGTTTATCCCCTTGCAGATTATGGACAAGGATGGCAGTTTACTCCAAATGAAATATGGACAGGTATAGATGACGGAAATAATCCTCAATTGGGATTAGCAGTAATGGATTTTAAACCTGCTATTAGAGTTAAGAAAGTATGGGATGCAATTTTTGATTATGCAGGATATACATACTCATCTTCGTTTATGAATGAACCTTGGTGGGATGATGTTTATATGATGTGTAATAACGCATTAAAATATCCTGAATATTCCGATGTTGATTTAGAAACATTTGGTCAAATGAGAATAAGTCCATTTTCAGGTAGTGGACAAACTGACTTAGTTATACCTGCATCAACAACTACAAACTTACCTTGGTATAATGTTGAAAAAGACCCATCAAATGTTGTTGGAAATAATTCATCATATACTATTACATTAGACCATAGTTCTTCTGTTCAAGGTATTCTTAATTTAAATGTTAACTTATCAGGCTCACTTGGTGGTGCAACTGTTTATATGTATTTTAGAGAAACAGGCTCACTAAATGTAGTATCTACTACTGTACTAAGTGATATTAGTAATTACTTTTTTGATAGAACATATGCACAATTTGCACAAGGTGATACAGGTCAAAATACAACAGAGCAAGTACAACAAAAGTTTGGTACATCTTTGTTAGGGCCTGGAACATATTATGTTGGTATATCTTGGATAAATCAATTCAGTTCACCATATAATAATTTTAAATTTACATTAGACCCTAAAGGTCAACCTAAATCTTATTTAGAAATTACAAGAGTAAGACAGGCAGCTGATGGTAGAGTATTAGATATTCCAATGAATATGCCATATGGTACTTCGGGTATTAAGTTAGTAGATTTCATTTCAGGAATACAAAAGAAATTTAATTTAGTAATTTATCCTAACAATACAAAAGAAAGTGAATTCATTATTGAAACATTTAATAATTGGTATAGCAAAGGACAAAGATGGGATTTTAATAAATACATTAATTTAGATGATAAATTGGAAGTGGCACCTGTGAATAACTTTGCTGTTAATAAATTAAACTTTGGTGATACATTGGATAAAGATTATATTGCACAACAATTTGCAAAAGGTGCAAATAGAGATTATGGTACACTTTATTATATTGATACACAAAATTTCTTTTCACAAGGTGAGTTTAATGTTAAAAGCACATTTGCTTCTGAACCATTAAATTATTTACAAGGAACTGGTTTATCAGGAAGTGTAAGTGGGTCTAATCCTACTGTAACTTATTATAGTGCAGGAACATATCACTTTACAAATATAAATGGTGCACAAAGTGCTTGTAGTTCACCAATTCAATTACAAATATTTACTGCTAACGGAATGTTAACATCAGGACAAATTGCATATCGTGACCAATATGGTGCAACTCCTGTTACTGGATATTACTACTTTAGTAATACTTTACAAATATATAAAATGAATTCAACAACTGGAGAAATTCAGAATGTGGTTGCATTGTGTAGCAGATAAAAAATAAATTATGAGCCAAAAGATACCAATATACATACCAACATTTATAAACTCTGCAACATACGAACCTGCAAGAGTTTTGCCTCGTTTATATTTTTATAACGGGCAATTGGATTGTGAAACTTGGTATATTGCTGACTCTAATAATGCTGGAAATGCTCAAACTAATTTTCCATATTTTGACCATTATAATGTAGTATCAGGTCAATTCCCAACAACTGATAGTCTTTCATTACTTTTTAATAATGAAGCTGCGGTATATGGTGAAGTTCCAACTAATTCTTTATATGCAAACTATTGGAGTAAGTATGTTGCATTTTTATATAATCCATACACAAGAGTAGTAAATTGTTCTGCAATCATTCCTCTTGCTGATTATATTCATATGGAGTTAAACGACATTGTAAACTTTAGAGGTAATTATTATCATCTAAGAGCAATAAACGACTACTCATTAAAAGATGGTACTTGTACTTTACAATTGTTAGGGCCAATTATTAACGATACATTTAGTACAAATCAGTTTAGTCCAACAGGGTCTACTACTACAACATTAGCTCCTACTACGACTACATTAGGGCCAACAACTACTACTACTGCTGGGCCTACTACGACTACATTAGCACCGACAACAACAACAACATTCGGGCCTTCTACTAAAGTTGTTGCACATAATTGTCAAGACTACTATGATTTCGGTACATTCTGTGTTCAAACTTCAACAACTCCTGCAATTGGAGATGTTTATAAAGACTCATATGGTACATGTTATACAATTAGTTCAATACCTAATGACCAAACTTTACCATGTATTGGTAATCTTTATTATGTTGGTGGTGTGGGTGCATGTTCTTCATCAGCTTGTGTAACTACGACAACAACTGTTGCTCCATTCTGTCATACATGGACAGTTCAAAACTCAACAGGTGCAGGATACTATTTCAAATATTATTATTGTGGTCAAACTGAACCTACTTATTTAGAAGTTCCGGCATCAAGTACTGCAACGGTTTGTGTACAAAATGATAAAATATACAATTCATTTGTAGCACCATTAACATTTACTGATTTAGGTACAACTTGTATTGGTACAACAACTACAACTACAACTATACCACCTCAAGTTTTATTTACAGCTGCTAATTGTCAAAATATTTACGACAACAATACTTACTCTGCAAATTCAGCGTCTTACAATGTAGGTGATGTATTCCAAGATGATTATGGTACATGTTACTATATCTTAAATTTCTCAGGTGAGGCTGCAGTTGCTAGATTAACATTTATTGGTACAGCTGGAGCATGTTCTTCTTCGGCTTGTGTAACAACAACAACTACAATTGCACCATTCTGTAATACATGGTTAGTTGAAAATCCATTTGGAGCAGGTGCATACTATAAAGTGAAATATTGTGGTAATAATTTCTTCAGTTATCCTGAAGCATTACCATACTCTTCTCAATCAGTATGTGTACAAAATAATGAAATCTACGACGCATTTGGTGGAGTTTACTTAACTAACTTAAGTCAATCTTGTCAAACTACAACTACGACTACATTAGCACCTGGATGTTCTACATTTGTAATTACAAATAATGGTGATGCATTTAGTTATAGTGGTGAATATGTTTATTGTGGAGCAAGTGTAAGTTCTTCTTACTCAGTAGGAACTAACTCAACTATTAGATTGTGTGTACAAGATGGTAAAATAGATTTACCTTCTGGAAACAATTATGTAGTTCAAATTTCTGGAAGTTGTAACGCAACTACTACTACAACTACAACAATTGCACCTGGTTGCTATTTATATAATATTAGAAATAATTCAACTGACTCTACATTTATTGGAAGTTATGTTGAATGTGGAACTAACTATACGGCTTCATATTCTATACCAAGTCAAACAACAGCATCTCTTTGTTTACTAGACCATAATATTATTTTACCATCCGGAACAAATTATACTTCTTCGTTTACAGGACCTGGTACATGTGTTGGTACAACTACAACTAATAC